TGTACTGGATTACATCGATCTGTATAAGAAGTTCACCTATACCAATCAAGAATCCTACAAGCTGGACCATATCGCCTATGTGGAATTGGGAACTCACAAGCTGGATTACTCTGAGTATGGTTCGCTTCATACACTATACAAAGAGAACTTCGAGTTGTTCATCGAGTACAATGCCAAGGATATTGATATCATCATTGCGCTCGAAGACAAGATGAAGCTGATTGAATTGGCAATCACAATGGCCTATGATGCCAAGGTGAACTTCGAGGACGTGTTCTCTCAGGTTCGTATGTGGGATGTTATCATCTATAATGCTCTGTTGAAGAACAAGACTGTTATTCCGTGTCGTAAAGAATCTGATAAGACTTCTATCGAAGGTGCCTTTGTCAAAGATCCCAATGCCGGATTCTATAACTGGGTAGTCAGTTTCGATCTCACATCTCTATATCCTATGCTGATTCAGCAGTACAACATCTCACCCGAGACATTACTCGACGAACACCTGCAGGTGACTGTGGATGCACTGGTAGAGAAGAGACTGGATCTAAGTTTTCTTGAGTCTAGTATGGCTGCGAATGGCCATATGTTCTCAAAGGACAAGCAGGGATTTCTTCCTGCTCTGATGGGCTGGATGTTTGATCAGCGTAAACAATATAAGAAACTTCAGATCGACACAGAGAAAGAGTTGGAATTAAAGAGAGATTCTCTTACAGAATCAGAACTCAAAGAATACACCAACAAGATCTCCAAGTATAAGAACCTTCAGATGGCCAAGAAGATCTGTCTCAATTCGGCATACGGTATGCTGGGTAATGCCTATGCTCGATGGTATGATGTGCGTATTGCCGAGGCCATCACAAAGTCAGGTCAGCTAAGTATCCGCTGGATCGAACGCAAGTTGAATGAATATCTCAACCGACTACTAAAAACTCAAGATAAGGACTACATCATTGCAGTTGATACAGACTCAGTATATATTGATTTTGATCCTATTTGTAATAAGTTTCTCGCTGGTAAGACTAAACAAGAAACCATAACAATGATCGATAAGATCTGCGAAGAACAGATCGGTCCCTTCATCGATAAATCATATAACGAACTTGCATCATATATGAATGCGTATGAGAACAAGATGTATATGAAACGAGAGAGTATTGCTGACCGTGGGATCTGGACAGCCAAGAAGAGATATATTCTCCACGTACACGACTCCGAAGGTATTCGATATACAGAACCCAAGCTGAAGATCATGGGGATCGAGGCAGTCAAATCTTCTACTCCTGGATCCTGTAGGTCTCGGATCAAGGAGGCTTTGAAGATCATCATGACCCAGCAGGAGTCTGATCTGATTGAGTTCGTGGCTCAGTTCAAGAAAGATTTCTTTACAATGACTCCAGAAGAGATTGCATTTCCCCGTGGAGTAAATGGTCTTGATAAGTATAAAGACAAAATCAATGTCTTCAAGAAGGGAACTCCCATTCATGTCCGAGGGTCGTTACTATACAACAAACTTCTGAAGACTCATAAGCTGGCCGGAGAATACTCGGAGATTCATGAGGGTGAGAAGATCAAGTTTGTGTACCTGAAGGAACCAAATATTATTCATCAGGATATCATTTCATTCTCTTCGGTGTTACCCAAGCAGTTCAACTTACACGATTCTGTGGATTATGCGAAACAATTCGAGAAGACCTTCCTCGATCCCCTGTCATTGATTCTAGATGCGATTAACTGGAACTGGGAAAAGAAAGTAAGTCTTGATTCATTATTTGACTAAGACTAAAAAATAAGGTATAATATACATATGAGCCTACTACAAAAATTGATCAGCAATTCCACTATCAAGGAAACGTCTTCTCTGGGATCGTCCAAGATGTTTGAGGACATCGTACAGATTCCCACTCAGGTTCCTGCAATCAACGTTGCGATGTCCGGGAAATTAGATGGAGGATTTACCGGAGGACTGACAATATTTGCTGGTCCGAGTAAACACTTCAAGACCTCCTTTGCTCTGCTTCTTGCCAAGGCATATCTGGATAAGTATAAGGATTCGATCATTCTGTTCTATGATTCAGAGTTCGGAGCACCTGCTCAATACTTCGCAAACTTTGGTATTGATATCAATACTCAGGTAGTGCATACTCCTATCAAAGATATTGAAGAACTCAAACTAGATCTGGTCAAACAGTTATCTGGCTTGACCAAAACTGACAAGGTTATTATTGTAGTTGACTCTGTGGGTAATCTTGCTTCGAAGAAAGAAGCCGACGATGCTGCCGAGGGTAAGTCTGTGGGCGATATGTCCAGAGCCAAGGCAATGAAGTCTCTGTTCCGTATTGTCACTCCTCATATCAAGATGAAGGACATCCCGTTCATTGTCATCAATCATACATATAAAGAGATCGGGCTGTATCCCAAGGACATTGTTTCTGGTGGGACTGGTATCTATTATTCGGCAGACAATATCTATATCATTGGTCGTCAGCAGGAAAAGGAAGGAACTCAGGTCGTAGGTTATAACTTCATTATCAATGTGGAGAAGTCTCGATTCGTGAAAGAGAAGTCTAAGATTGCCATTGAATTCAATTCAGAGTTTGGTATCTCTCAGTGGTCTGGTCTACTTGACATGGCACTGGAGTCTGGTCATGTTACCAAGCCTAGTAATGGTTGGTATGTGCGTGGCACACAAGACAAGAAGTATCGTGAGGACGGCACCAACACCCGAGAGTTCTGGGAACCTATTCTACTTGATGTGACCTTTCAGGACTTCGTCAAGAATAAATACTCGTTGAATTCAAAGGTTATGTCGTATGACCAAGGGGACCCAAATGAAGAAGACTAAGAATGTGATTGCCGAAGTATCTGATATGGATGAAGTAGAGTATGCATTGATGCCTACGATTCCGATGCCTGATCTGAAATGTAGTTACTTCTTGGGTAAGACCGAGGGTGAAGATGCCAAGATCATGGTTAAGGTTGAGGAGGGACGACTAAAGAATATTGTCGTCTCTCTTCGAGATTTCAAGATGAGTGAGGATTCTCTGATGACCTTTGATTATCAGATTGAATATAATCCTTATAAGAAGATTCCAGGAGTCAAATCATTAGAGACTTTCCTCAAGAAGTGCGTAGAAAAGATCATATCTGATTCTGTTAAAACAATTATTGATGGTGAGAAAGAAAAGGAAGATGATGAAGATAGAGACGCTGATCCTAAAGAATCTGGTAAGAAATGAATCTTTCTGTAGAGCAACACTTCCGTACATAAAGCCTGAATACTTCTCGGATAAGATCGAGAAGGCCATCTTCCGTAAGATCATTCAGTTCGTAGATACCTACAACGAACAACCAACCATAGAATCAATCAAGGTAATCCTGGGCGAGACTAACTATCTCGCTCAGGAAGATGTTGATGCTGCAATGACTCAGCTTGAGATGTATTCAGAAGATGAAGAGTCGGCTAACTATGAATGGATGATCAATAAGACAGAAGAGTTCTGTAAGGAAAAGGCAATTCATAATGCGGTGCTCGAATCTATTTCGATCATTGCCGATGATAAGTCCAACAAGAAAGACAAGAAGGACAATGGAGTCATTCCTGATCTACTCAAGGATGCTCTTTCTATCTCATTCGATCCCCGAGTTGGTCATGACTATAACGAGGATGCTGAGGCACGGTATGACTTTTATCATCGTCAGGAAGAGAAGATTCCTTTTGACATTGATATGTTGAATGTGGTAACCTGTGGAGGATTTCCCAAGAAGACTCTTAATATTATTATGGCAGGAGTCAATGCTGGTAAGTCACTTGCGATGTGTCACTTTGCAACATCCAATCTGATGATGGGAAGAAATGTTCTTTACATCACAATGGAAATGGCCGAGGAGAAGATCGCCGAACGTATTGATGCGAACCTTTTGGATATCTCTCTGGATAATCTGAAGCTGATATCCAAGGCTCAGTATATGAATCTGATTGGCAAGGCTCAGGCCAAGGCACCAGGTAAGTTGATTGTGAAGGAGTATCCGACTGCATCTGCCAATGTCAATCACTTCCGACATCTGCTCAATGAACTTGAACTCAAGAAGAAGTTTGTTCCTGATATTATCTACATCGACTATCTGAATATCTGTTCCTCGTCTCGTGTCAAGATGTCCAACACGGTCAATTCGTATATACTTGTAAAGAGTATTGCCGAAGAGATTCGTGGTCTTGCAGTCGAGTTCAATGTTCCTATTGTCTCGGCAACTCAGCTGACTCGTGGTGGGTCAGCATCATCTGATGTATCGATGACAGATACTTCAGAAAGCTTCGGCCTCCCAGCCACTGCTGACTTTATGTTGGCTCTTATCAATACAGAAGAGATGAAACGTCTGGGTCAACTCATGATGAAGCAACTCAAGAATCGTTATGGTGATGTTACCAAGAACGAGAAACTTGCTGTGGGTGTTGATCGAGGTAAGATGAGACTGTATGATATCGGAACTGCTGCATTGGATATCGAAGCAGAGCCAGTCGAGGACTTCAGTGAGTTCTCGGGTAAGAAATTATTGAACGAGAAGTTTTCGAGTTTCCAATTTTAATATATGAACTATAATAAAATACATGACGCTATAATTGATAGAGCAAGGGAGAGAGTATCGGACTCTTCGCTCTATCACAACCATCATATCATTCCTCTACATGAGGATAAGAATTCAACCAAAACCGTTCCTCTCACGATTAAGGAACATTATGTAGCCCACCATCTTCGTTGGAAGATGGTGGGTACTCCTGGTAATCTATATGCATATCGATTGATTAAGAATGGAGAACAAGATCCAGAGGCTTGGATAGAATTTTGTCGTGAGATTGGTAGAAAAGGTAGAGTATTTTGGCTGGAACAATCAACACCAGAACAACGAAGTGAGAGGGGTAGAAAAGGTGCAGCAGCTTGGCTGAAACAAACAACACCAGAACAACGAAGTGAGATTGCTAGAAAAGGTGCAGCAGCTTGGCTGGAACAATCAACACCAGAACAACGAAGTGAGATTGGTAGAAAAGGTGCAGCAGCTTGGCTGGAACAATCAACACCAGAACAACGAAGTGAGAGGGGTAGAAAAGGTGCAGCAGCTTGGCTGAAACAAACAACACCA